TGACCTTGGACTTGCTGTGTGCTTCGCCCTTTACCTTGAACCAGTAGCCAGAGTCTTCCCAGCCAGGTTCGATGCAACGCCACACGATACCTTCACCAACACCAGTCACACCGAACGCCTTGCCAACTGGGCATTCAGCTTCCACTTCAGCAGTCCTATCATTGAGGAAGTTCTGCTTTTCGTGCGGTGCATCGAAGTCGATCTCACAACCGTATGTTGGGAAATCCCAGATGCAGTAGATGCCTGTTTCAGTCGGCACAGTTCCGGTAGCACGCAGTACGTATTCGCGACCACCATCAACAACGTCAGTCACTTCTTGACGTGTGAAGTAGTGCTTGTTGCCTTCTTCGTCCGCGAGAGCGATACCAAAGATCACAAACATCTTCGGCAGGTCAGAGATGGCAACACCACCCTGAATGCCCTTGCCACACCATTCACCGAACACAAGAATGTACGGGAACTCGTGAGACCGGTCGTGGATGCCAATAGCCGTTGCGATGAGGTCACGGAATTCATCTTCATGACCCTTCACAAACATGGCGAATCCAGCATTATCCTTTTCGGGGGTAATGATATTTTCGCGAGATTGGCACCACATCTCTTGTGGTTCCAGCACCTTGCGTGCGATAGCAGCATTTGTACCGTGCAGTTTCACAGTGCCTTCAAACTTCAGTGTTGGCAGCTTAGCGAACGGTTCGTAAATTGCGTTTCCGTCTGCATCCGTACCACGATAACGTGCACGATGCGTGATGTTCTTAACGACGTTACGGTATTGTTCAATGCTTGGCCACTTAATCATCTTCATTGTATTCTCCTTATAATCCCATCCATTCAGCAATGTATTTCAGTGGGGTATGTTCCCACAACCAGTGTTCAATTGGAAATGTCAGCGTGATACCGACATAAAAGCTAACCGACAGCAACATTGACTTCGTTTCGTGATAGCATTTCACGACGAACCCACGATCATCAACGTGTGTATGTGGTTTTACGGGCTTGCGATAAACAGTGAACAGTCTCATAGTATTCCTATCTTAACATTTCGGATAGGGTACACTATGAGATTGTTATTGTCAACAGTTATCAGACTCGATGTGATGCTAGATAACTATTTGTGTAGCGAGGATCGTCGGATACTTCTTTCCTGATCCATGTTGGAAGTGTCATTGTTTCGATTGTTTCTGGCTCTGCGCTGAACATGTCGTCGACGTTATCAGCCTCTATTTCAGCCAGAATTAGGCCTTCATTTAAGCCATGGAATTCGTCAACTTCCCACATCTGATATTGGGCATGCCAGAATACGTGTCTAGTCTTTTCGACTACCTCGATATTGCAGAGTGCAAAAATCTTGAGGCCATCATCATACGGGATTTCGTACTCGAACTCTTCACAGGAGATACCAATACGTGGGCTTTTTACAGTGAGATAGGCCTTATAATCAACAATGCCATTGTCCCTTACCCATTCCCTCAGTCTAATACGTGTTGTAGCAGGAGACTTCGACAGATAAGCCTGCTTGATATTGTAATGCGCTACGGACGGATACAACTCCCATGGCTTGCCATGTACAAGAAACTTGCGTTCGGTTTCAGCAGACATATTGTCCCTCCATTAGAAAACGGCCAGTCCAATCAAGAACTAGCCGTCTTATTTTACATCATTCCACCCATGTTGCCAACAGCGTTGGCATCTTCGGTGCCAGGAACATCCGTAATCATGCATGCTGTTGTCAACATCAAACCAGCAACAGATGCAGCATTTTGCAATGCAGTACGTGTTACTTTGGTTGGGTCAACAACACCCATCTCCAGCATATCACCGTATGCCCCTGTTGCAGCATTGTAACCAAATACATTTGGTGACTTAACAGGACAGCCGTTGATGCTTGTGGTGATCACGTTGTTCAGCACTACGTCAGCCGATTCTCCTGCGTTGGATACGATAGCACGCAGAGGTGCTTCCATTGCACGAAGAACGATTGTGATGCCAGCGTCTTGGTCGGCGTTATCGCCTTTCAAGCCTGCCATTGCTGCCTTAGCGCGAATCAATGCTACGCCACCGCCAGGAACAATACCTTCTTCAACAGCAGCACGTGTTGCATGCAATGCATCTTCCACACGAGCCTTCTTCTCTTTCATCTCGACTTCGGTTGCAGCACCAACTTTGATGACCGACACACCACCTGTCAACTTTGCAAGACGTTCTTGCAATTTTTGCCTATCGTAGTCACTACCGGATTCAGCGATCTGATTTTTGATCAGGTTGATACGAGCATGAAGAACTTCGTCAGCACCTGCACCGTCAATGATGATGGTGTTGTCTTTGGAGATCTCAACACGCTTTGCTTGACCCAAGTTTGCAATTAACGCCTTATCCAACGTCATGCCAACTTCTTCAGCGATTACAGTTCCGCCTGTCAATGCTGCAATGTCATCCAGCATTGCTCTGCGCTGATCACCAAAACCTGGAGCCTTGATAGCTACAGTTTTCAGATTGCCACGAACACTGTTCATCACGAGAGTTGCCAGTGCATCACCTTCAACATCTTCTGCAATAATCAGCAGTTGACGTTTTGCCTTGATCACTTGTTCCAGCAATGGAACGAGGTCGCGGATGTTGGAGATCTTCTTGTCATACAAGAGGATAAGTGGGTTTTCCATTTCAGCTTGTTGCTGTTCTGTGTTGTTGACGAAGTATGGAGACAGATAACCACGATCAAACTGCATACCTTCAACAACTTCCAGTTCGTTCTGAAGCGATTGACCGGATTCGACAGCAATCACACCTTCTTTGCCGACTTTATCCATTGCGTCTGCAATAATCTGGCCGATGTCTGCATCAGAGTTGGCAGAGATAGAACCAACCTGTGCAATTTCAGTGGAGGACGTACAAGGCTTGGATACCTTCTGCAGTTCTATGATTGCAGCAGCAACAGCTTTGTCAATACCACGCTTGAGATCCATTGGATTCATGCCTGCAGCCACAAACTTCATACCTTCTTGGATGATAGATTGTGCGAGCACGGTTGCAGTTGTTGTGCCGTCACCAGCAACATCAGAAGTTCTACTTGCAACTTCTTTCACCATACGTGCACCCATGTTCTCAAACTTGTCTTCCAGTTCAATTTCTTTGGCGACAGATACACCGTCCTTTGTGATAAGTGGAGCACCATACTGGCGATCCAAAACCACATTGCGGCCTTTTGGTCCAAGAGTTACTTTGACCGCATCGGCCAGAATGTTGACGCCAGCCACCATCTTGGCGCGGGCTTCATCATGAAATTTTACATCTTTTGCTGCCATGTGTTATCTCCTAAGTTAAGTGTTAAGCACTATTCCAACGATATCAACCTCACGCATTGATAGGTATGTTACACCACCAATCTTGACAGGCTGTCCTGTATGTTTGCCAAATAGCACACGATCACCTACATTCAACGACATAGGATGGAATACTCCTTCGTCATCCGTGATGCCAGGTCCAACAGCAACAACCTCTCCAATCGTGGATGGTTCTTGTGTGGATGGTAAAGTCAACAGTGAGCTTTTGGGGGTTTGGTCTTCTTGACCTTTGACCACGATTCGGTCGTATAGTGGATGAATATTCATCGGCGGTATCCTCTTGTTATTATTGTTGTGGGATATTAGAAAACAACTGGCCCAATCAAGAACCAGTTGTTCAGGTACTGCGTTTTGTCGATTACACCAGGGCGGTAGCGTTGTAGCCCATGCTCTTCCAGGTGATGCGAGTCTTGCCGTTACGGGCAGATTCAGCAGCGATCACGGTGACTGTAGAGTCAGCCTTGCGAGTTGTGGTCTTGCCGAGATGAGTAACTTTGGTGCCTGCTTTGATGGTGATTTTGCGACCGATGTATTGAGCTGTAGAAGCCATGTGGTTCTCCTTTGTTATAGTTATGTGTTATTTTTATTTGTCAATTGACTGACTCAAGTATTGTATATCAATCGCACATGGAAAGTCAACAGGAAAAGTTAACATATCGCGGGACTAACCATAAATAGTATAGACGCCAGAGGAACTATCATGTATTGCATATATAAAATTACTTGCACCGTAACTCAAGAATCATACATTGGGTTAACTCAAGACCTTCTAACTCGCTTAGACCACCATAAGTTGCCATCATCTGAATGTCGGCGACTGCGAAATGCAATTCAAAAATATGGGTGGGCAAACTTTACAACGAACATATTAGAAAATAACCTCACATTAGAAGAAGCCAACCATAGAGAGTGTGCCTTAATAGTTGAACATGATACATTGTCGCCCAATGGATATAATCTTCAAAGTGGTGGCAATCATAGGCGGTTATCAGAAGAAAGTAAACAAAAAATATCTAAATCGTTGTCCGGAAGAGCAAGACCAGACGATGTAAAACAAAAATGTTCAGCTTCTCACAAGGGGAAGCCCCTTTCTGAAGAACACAAGCAAAAAATAAGAGATACTCGACTGAAAGGAGTTCCTCGTTCCGAAGAAACAAAAGCTAAGATATCAGCAGCTCAAAAAGGACGGCCAGCAAGACCAGGTAGTGGCGAAAACTTTAAAAAGTTAGCAGTAGAAAGAACTGGCAAACCACTTTCGGATACACATCGAGACAATATAAGAAAAGCCCGTATCGGCAAGCCTCGTTCCGAAGAAACAAAAGCTAAGATACGGGCTTCACTATTACTCAAAAACCAAATTAAACAGACTCAACATCAGATTCTGTCACAGCCTTTGCCCGCTGAGGAGCTCCCAGGTATGGAACAACCTCAACTTTGAGGCTACGTTCCCACCCAAGTTCAACATTTATGACTTCGCGTACCATCTCCTCGCGGTTATCCGTGGTGAAAGTATACTTCTTCGCTGGGTTAACACCAACCACTACGTACAGTTTATCAACAGCATCACATGCTTGGTTGATAAGCCACATATGGCCGTTGGTGATTGGATCAAATGACCCTGCTACTATTCCGATAGTACCCATCTTTCCACCTTTGAGTGATTTGGTCGAATTGTTCAACCATCTGGACATCAGTGAGTCCAGTATCACTCCGAATCACATCAGTCGTCAACAGTTCTTTGATGTGCTGCGGAATCTGCAGCTTTGAAATTTGTTTGAACTTCAACTGTGGGATATTATCACGCAGCATAACACGTTCTTCTCTGATTGCATCATCACACACTACCGTAATCACCAACGTATCTTTGCGGTGTTGGTTGACTTTCGGTAACTTATTGATCATCTCGAAGTACAAGGGAAATTCAATTACAGCAGTTGGGTCTTCAAACCATTCAGCAACTGTGGAATACACTCGAGGAGTCAAAAACTCACTGATACCACTCATAACCTCAGGAGAAGCAAAAGCCATATCACTGATCATGCGCTTATCATGCGTCAGGCACGATGCCTGCTGAAACCAACGCACAGAAACATCAGCATATAATGCTCGGACAACATCATCCACGCTGTACATCGTATACCCAGGACGGTGTTGGCGAAGTGCTTTAAGCAACACTGACTTGCCTGAACCTATTGAACCTGTAATTACGATGGTCATGATTTTCCTTAGTGTTTTACTGCTTGGTTTGCTTCAAATACTTCACTTCCAACCTTTGCAAATAGAGCATAGAGTATACGATCCGACTTGCACAATTCTTCAATCCGTTTTACTGCTTCTTCGCGGTCATTATGGCATTCATGCAAAACTTTTGCCACAACAAGGCGAGCTTGATTCATCTCAAACTCCGTAACCATAGTGCTCCTATTATTATTGTTATACTGAAGCTTCTTGGCTTTTCCACGCGTATTCGTATCCCTTAACCCAACCGTAACAGTTAGCTTTGGCATCGACAAGCGCGTGGTGCCGTCTAACGTCTATTGTAAAGTATTTTTCTTGTTCCCGCAACATCGCTTGTTGGGCTGCAAAGCGAACATGAGGTAAGTGTATCCCACGCTCAACTAGCATCTGGTCAAAACCAGCACCAAGAAAAATGCTGTTGGACTTTCTTGATGGTTCCACTACGCCGAATAGTTCATTCATTAGCTGAAAGTCACCAATGTAATCAAACACAAACGTAATGTTACCTTCGGGTAGTTCGTTGATCCAATAAGCCAGGTCGGAGGCCACACGTTTATATGGCCGTCCGTACTTTGCAGGTTCCATCAATGGAACAACAACGTCGATTACGAATTGGGAACGTGCTTCTGGCGTATAGCTATTAACTTCGGCATAAAATTCATGCTTGCCGTCCTCGCTCACGATCCCAATGCTCATCAATTCCGTTTCGATGAAGTCTGTGAACTCTGTATCAACAAAATAAAACATAAATACCACTTTCCGCGAAAGATTACATAATGTTCAAGGCAAACAAATATACTAAATGGTACTACAATATCATAACTCAGGCAACTGCAGTTTCATTCCAACGTACTTCAGAATACTTGGAGCGACACCATATCATACCAAAAAGCCTAGGTGGAAGCAATGACGAAAATAATCTCGTCAATCTTACAGCACGAGAACATTATATCTGCCACCAGTTATTAGTTCGGATGGTAGAAGGCGTAGCGCGACGAAAAATGTATTATGCACTGTGGATCATAAACAACAAAAAGGCTCGACCCAATCAATTGAATAGCCACCGTTATGCTCGTCTACGTGCAGAGATCGCAGCACAAACATCTAAACTAATGACGGGTCGAACAGTTTCTGCAGGAACGCGTGCAAAACAATCAGTATCAAAGAAAATTACACACAATACCATCGAAGTACGTGCGAAATTATCAAAAGCAGCAAAGCAACGAGCAGACACAACAGAATGGCGAGAAAAATCAAGTAAAATTCATTCTGGGAAAACTATTTCAGTTGAACACCGTACCAACATTTCCAACAAACTATCTGGGGCTGGCAATGGTAGAGCTCTCGTGTGGAAAATTACATTTGAAAATGATCAACCACCAATTCACGTAACCGCACTCAAGGAATGGTGCCGACTTCATAATATCAACTATTTGCGTGTATACCACCGAGCACATAAGTCTCACGAGGACCAAAATCGAGAACGTCAGTTTTACAATGGTGTACACGCCACACTACTAGAAATATAGCCAACGCAGGATTAGTCAAAGATCCTGTCGATGATTTCCGAAATGTAGGTGCTGTTGATCTTTTCTGGGTCAACGTCCTTCAGTGCAGATACTAACTGATGCATGTATGCCTGGTCAACACCCGTCAATTGCTCACGCATGACCTTGTAGTCTTTCAGATCAATTTCACTGATCTGCCACATGATCTTGATTAACTGGCCTGCAGTGATACGCCAACCACGTTCCAGGAACTTCTTGGTCCTGAAAATGGATGCAACAGGGTACAAGCTACCACGATAGATAAGGGTGCGGCTCAACAGGCATTCAAGTGCTTGTGCAGGCAGCTCGAGAGTGTTGCTGAAGTAATCGTACCAGCACATTGCGTGAGCAAAGTCATAGTTGTCGTGGATCTGTGTTGGTTCGCCGTAGAAACGAATCACAATCTGCATCTTGTTGCTGAGTGTGATAGCATTTTGCGACAAGAAGATTGGGCGATACTTTTCCCCTACTTGTGCAGCACTTTCTTCATCCGCTTTCAGGCTTTCTGCAAAGTCTGATACGTCGTCAGCACCCCTCATTTCGAAGTATTCATACACTTCTTGCTCTTCACCTGCAAC